ACTATCGGAACCAGTGATGCCACTATGGTATTAGATCCAGGTGACGATGATGCTGCAACAGGTTTAGTACAAGTACGTGGTAATCTACAAGTAGACGGAACTACAACCACAGTAAATAGTACAACAATATCGGTAGATGACCCCATCATTACTCTTGGTGGAGACACTGCCCCCACTGCTGACGATAATAAAGATCGTGGTGTTGAGATTAAATACTACGATAGTCAGGCACGTGTTGGATTCTTTGGTTGGGATGAAGATTATGCCAATGCAAATATCTGGACAGGCACAGGTGGGTATAGATTCCTTTATAATGCAACTAATACTTCAGAAGTATTTTCTGGAACTGATGCTCCTTTAATAGCAGGTAACTTAGCACTTACAACTAATACAGGTTCTACATCAACAACTACAGGTACTTTAGTAGTAACTGGTGGTTTCGGACTTTCCGAGAACGCACATATTGGTGGAACTGTTACTATTGCAGGTCAATCAGAAATCAACAATAATGTAATTATCAAAGCAGATAATAAAGAGTTTGCAATACAAACTGCTGCGGGTGTAGATAAGTTTACTGTTGATACTGATAATGGCAATACTATTATTGAAGGTACATTAGATGTTCAGTTAGAAACTGAGATCACAGACAATTTAATTGTTACTGCCGATGCAAAAGAATTCAAAATACGCACTGCTAGTCTTGTTGATAAGTTTACGGTTGACACTGATAACGGTAATACAATTATCGAAGGAACACTCAACACCAAACAAGGAGTAGACTTTGATCAAACTCTAAATGTAGATGGCGACGTTACTCTTAATGCAACTCTTGATGTTGATGACGATGTAACAATTCATAATGATTTCTTAATGGATACTACTGGTAAGACATTTACTCTTACTAATGGTAGTGCACAAAAATTTCAAATCAGTACCACAAATGGTAATACAGATATAGAGGGAACTTTAAATCTAGGTAACTTCTTCCATCACGAGGATACTGACACACCAACTATAGGTACTAATGCTCAAGACGATTTCATCATATCTAGTGGAGATTACGGGTCTTTCCGTTTTGATGGTGGTGGTTACGTTGAAGGTGACACTCTGTTTAACTCAGATCTATACATTAATGGTGCTATTAACCAAAAAGACTTAGGAACAACTGAGACATTTAGTACACAGAACTACTTACGTGTAAGATATAAATTACGTGCAGGATCAACAGTTGCTTATACACCTTCATATGCTACAGATAATACTTCAAACTTAAGAGTCTATGGTGGTGCAGGTATCGCTACTGATCTTTATATTGGTGATGACCTTTATATTGGTAAACTTAACTCTGGAGACACAACAGAATTTACAGTTCTTGGAGAATCTGGTAATACAACAATAGGTAGAACTGGACAAGGTTCAGCAACAGCAGGAACACTTACCGTCCACGGAGATGTTACTTTAAATAGAGACGTTACTTTAAATGGTGCACAGAATACTATTGGTGACGCATCTGGTGACGCATTAACAGTAAATGCTACTTCTCAATTCACAGCCCCAGTTACACTGAGTTCAGGACAAGATCTCAATGTTGGTGGTAATGCCATAGTTGATGGTAACTTAACAGTTCACGGTAGCACAACTACAGTAAACAGTACTACTATTACTGTGGACGATCCTATCATTACATTAGGTGGTGATACTGCTCCTGGTTCTGATGACGCAAAAGATCGTGGTGTAGAGTTCCGATATTACGATTCATCTGCTAAAATAGGATTCTTCGGGTGGGACGATTCAGCACTTAGGTTTGCTTTCTATCACAATGCAACTAATAGTTCTGAAGTATTTACTGGTACTAGATCTGGTTTAGACGCAGGTTCCATCAAATTATTTGATACTACAAATGCAACGAATTCTTCTACAGGTGCTCTCATTGTTGGTGGTGGTGCGGGTATTGGACTTGATCTATATGTCGGTGACGACCTCACAGTCAATGACGATGGATCGTTTGGTGGAAATGTCAGCGTTGATGGCACGCTCGATGTAACAAATGACTTTAGAGTCAACACAAATAAATTTACAGTTGCTAATGCTACAGGTAATACATTAGTTGCAGGAACATTTAGAGCAGACGGAGTATCTACTTTAAATTCATCTGTAAATATTGTTGGAGCAAGTTCTAATCTAAGCGTTGGTGGTACTTTGGGTGTCACAAGCAATACAACCCTCTCAGGGACGCTTGGAGTGACGTTAGGAACGACATTAGGTAATACCTTGGATGTATCAGGTGCTACTAATGTTACTAATACTTTAGGTGTAACTGGAGTAACAACTCTTACAAATGCTACCAATGCAACTCTTGGTGGATCTTGGTCATCTAGTGGTGCATTAAGAGTATCAGCAGGTGGTGCATCTATCTCAGGTAATACTGGTATTGGTGGAGACTTAAAGGTATATACAAATAGCACATTAGATGGAACTCTTGGTGTTGGTGGTATTGTAACATTCGATGAGAAACTAAGAGCAAATTCTACTGCACAAGCAACTGCTGCAAACAATAACGGTGCTGCAATATTTACAGCAGGTGGTTTAGCAGTTACTAAGAAGGCATATATTGGAGATGACTTTGATATTGGTGGAGGTAACTTTACTGTAGACGGACCATCAGGTAATACAGTTGTTGGTGGAACACTTAATGTAACAGGTGGAACAACAACCATATCCTCACTCATTGCTACTTCTACAGCAAACTTACAATCAACCTTAAATGTTGGTGGTTCATTTAACATCAACACTAATAAATTTAACGTTGCAGGTCCAAGTGGAATACTGATATTGCAGGTACACTTGACGTATCTAATGCAGTTGACTTAGATTCAACTTTGAATGTAGATGGTAACGCAGACTTTAATTCTGGTATAGATGTCACATCAGGTGCTGCTACATTTGCAGGTCTTGTACAAGCAAATAACGTAACAGATTCTTCTGCATATAACGATAGTGCTGCTTCTGTACATACAGATGGTGGTTTATCAGTTAAGAAGAAAGCATTTGTTGGTGACGATTTATCAGTAGGTGGAGCAGCAGGAGTTAAATTTGTTGTTGACGGACCTACAGGTAACACTGATATTACTGGAACTCTTAATGTTCAAGATGGTGTAACTTTACAAAGCACACTTGGAGTTACAGGTCAGATTACTGGTAACGTAACAGGTGACTTGACTGGTAATGCTGATACTGCATCTCTAGTTGATGTCACAAATACCACAGGTTCTAACCTTACATTCTTCCCAACATTTGTTTCTGCTACAACTGGAAACACTGAAATAAGAACTGACTCAGATAACTTTAAATATGTTCCTAGTTCAAACACTTTATCTGTAAGTAACTTTGTTTGTTCTACAAACTTTGAGATTCAAGGTAACTTAAACATTACTGGAACTATTACTTTTGGTCAGTCACAGGTTGGTAGTATTGCTAACCACGACACAGATGCTCTTACTGAAGGATCTACAAATCTATACTATACAGACGAAAGAGTTGATGACAGAATTGATGCTCTTATAGTTGCAGGTACAGGACTTACTAAGACTTACGATGATGCTTCTAACACATATACATTAGCATTCTCATTCTCTGAGTTCGATACAGATAGTGTTGTAGAAGGATCAACTAATCTCTTTACAACTGCTGCTAGAACAAGAACTCACTTTACATATGGAACTGGTATTGAACTAAGTGGAGCAGGTCAATTATCTGTAACACAAGCAGATATTAATACTGATAACGTAACTGAGGGTTCAACTAACTTATTCACCACTGCTGCTAGAACAAGATCACACTTTACATATGGCACAGGAATTACACACGATGGTTCTGGTGGTTTATCTGTTACTCAGGCAGACATTAATACTGATAATATTACTGAAGGTTCAACAAATATATTCTATACCAATGCTAGGTTTGATACCCAGTTAGCAACTAAGGATACAGATGATATATCTGAAGGATCTAACCAGTACTTCACAACTGCACGTGCTCGTCAATCAATTTCAGCAACACAAAACATCACCTACAATAGTAGTACTGGTGTTATTACTGGACCTTCTCTTGCTACTGTTGCAGGAACTGGTGCTTACAGTGATTTGACTGGAACTCCTACCCTTGCTTCTGTTGCAACATCTGGTGCTTACAGTGACTTGAGTGGTACACCATCACTAGCAACTGTTGCTACAACAGGTGCTTACAGTAACTTGAGTGGACTACCTTCATTATTCTCTGGTAATTATAATGACTTAAGCAACAAACCTACATTAGGTACTGCTGCTGCAACTGCATCATCTGATTATGCTACTGCTGCACAAGGTGTTAAGGCAGACTCTGCGTTACAGGCAGAAACGATTGATCTTGCAACTCTCAAGACAACCGTTGCAAACTCAGCATCATTTGCTGCATTTAAAATAGCAATCGCTGCATTATGATTTTCTTTTCTTTTATACTTTCATTATTTGCCAATCACTTACCAGTGATGTATGTGCAAGTTCCACAGTGGGCAGACGATTGGGCAGTGTGTGCTGTTGATATACCTGACGCTAAATGTCATTGGTATGTTATGGCACCCGACAATACATTTGGTGAAGGATTTGACTGGGAGACTGCTCCTTGGTTCGATGCTAATGGATTAAATGATGTCGCTCCTATGCAAAAGGAGACTGTAATGGTTAAGTTACAAAACAACTAATATGGCAACTCCAACCTCTAAAGCAACACTAAAAGAATACGCACTTCGCAGATTAGGTAAACCTGTATTAGAAGTGAACGTTTCTGATGATCAAATAGATGATGCTATCGATTATACTATCGAGAAGTTTCAGATTTATCATTATGGTGGTTCAGAAAAAGTTTATCTAAAACATCAGATGACTCAGGCTGAAGTAGATGCGTTTCAAGCAGATACTACAGAGACTGTAGGCACTACAGATTTTAAGACGCAGAATAATTTTTTAACATTACCTGATTTCATAACTGCTGTTAATGGTATCTTTACTTTCCAAGACAAAGGTACTGCAAATATGTTTGACATTCGTTATCAGTTAAGATTGAATGATCTGTTTGATTTTACATCAACACAGTTTTATCATTATTATATGATTCAAACACATCTTGAGACAATTAATTTCTTATTGGAAGGAATGAAACCTACAAGATTTACTCATACATCTGGTCGTTTATATATTGACTTTGATACTAATACTGATATTCGTGAGGGTGAGTATATTGTTATTGATTGTGTTCGTGCATTAGATCCAGTTAACTTTACAAAAATCTATAATGAGATGTGGGTTAAGGATTATAGCACTGCAATGATTAAAAAATATTGGGGAACAAATTTAACTAAGTTCCAAAACGTTCAACTCCCTGGTGGTGTTACTCTAAATGGTGAGAAAATTTATAGTGATGCTGTAGAGGAACTTCAGCAGTTAGAAGAACAACTTCGTACTACATACGAACAACCACCAATGGATATGATTGGATAATGGCAACTAACTCCTACTTTACACAGGGCACAACTGGTGAACAAGATCTTATAGAGAATCTTGTTGTAGAACAGATAAAGATGTTTGGAAAGAATGTCTTCTATATGCCTAGAACTTTAGTAAATGAAGATACAACATTTACTGAAGATGCTTTGTCTAAGTTTGATGATGCCTATGAGATAGAAGCATATATTGAAGATCCAACTGGATTTACTGGTGATGGTGATCTCTTTACTAAGTTTGGTGTAAGGATTTCTGATCAAGTTACATTTATAATATCAAGAAAAAGATTTACAGAAGCAGTTGATGATAATGCACAACTGATTGTGGAAGGAAGACCTAACGAAGGAGACTTGGTTTACTTCCCTATGGCAAATAAAATATTTAAAATTATGTTCGTTGAGCACGAACAACCTTTCTACCAGTTAGGTAAGATCCACGTATGGGGTCTTAAGTGTGAACTCTTCGAGTTCAGCGACGAGCAGTTCGATACAGGAGTTACTGCAATCGATCAAATCGAACAGGACTTCTCAGTATCCATCACTATCAACTTTGCCACAGGTGGCACTGGAGACTTTACAGTCGGTGAAGTGGTGGCAGGTGGAACCTCTAATATTACAGCAGAGGTTAAGTCTTGGGATTCTACTAATAGACAATTACAAGTCTTTAATAGAACTGGAATATTTACAATTCCAGAGACTATAACAGGGCAGTCATCAAGTGCTGCTTGGACAACTGCATCATATAATACACTAAATAATACATCGAGCGAATACGATTCAAATAGTTCGTTTGAAACCCTTGCTGATGGAATCATTGATTTCTCAGAAGGGAATCCATTTGGTGATTTTGGAGGTGCTAATTAATGTTAGGTACATATACATACAATGAAATATTCCGAAAGTCAGTTATTGCTTTCGGTACGTTGTTTAATAACATAGAAATTCGTAGAAAAAAAAGTGCTACGGAATATGAATATATGAAAGTGCCTTTGGCATATGGACCTAAGCAAAAGTTTTTAGCAAGACTTCAACAAGTAGGAGATTTAACTAGGAAAGATGCGACTCAAATTACGCTTCCTAGGATTTCGTTTGAGATTTCTGGTTTCAGTTACGACGCAACAAGAAAGGTTTCCCCAACACAAAGAGTTAGGACTTCTGTTGGAACTGACCTACAAAAAGCGTTTATGCCAGTACCGTACAACGTTGACTTTGAGTTAGCAATTCTTTCAAAGAATCAAGATGACGGTTTACAAATCTTAGAACAAATACTTCCATTCTTCCAACCCACATTTAATATCACTGTACAACTGAACGATCAGTTACAGGAGAAAAAAGATTTTCCAACGGTTCTGAATACAATATCCTATGATGATGATTACGAAGGTGACTACACAACAAGAAGAACTCTTATATATACACTAACTTTCACTTGCAAAACATACATCTACGGTCCTGTCCTTGACGGTGAGAAAGAACTCATCCGTAAGGCAATCGTTGATACTAGCACTGATAATAAAACAAGTGCACCTCGTGAGATGAGATACACGGTCGAACCAGACCCAATCACTTCTGATCCAGATGATGATTTTGGTTTTAATGAACTATTCAGTGAATTCAATGATGGAAAATCAAGAAACCCAGTCACAGGAAACGACGAGTAAATTCGACGGTATTGAAGACGCTCTTGATGTAGAGACATCCATCGTTAAAGATGAGAAACCTGCATTAGAAAGAGTAGAAGATACACCTGTAAAAGAAAACGAAGCAGTTAAAAAAGACTACGAATATACTCGTGGCAATTTGTATTCGTTAATTGACAAGGGACAGGAAGCGGTAGACGGAATCCTAGAACTATCACAACAAACAGATTCACCACGTGCCTATGAGGTAGCAGGTAATCTTATTAAGAACGTGGCAGATGCCACGGATAAACTAATAGACCTTCAGAAAAAAATGCAAGAATTAGAAGAAGGTCCGAAAGGTGCTGTAACAGGTAACGTTACTAACAACACAATGTTTGTTGGTAGCACTGCTGATCTTGCGAAATTCCTCAAACAGAAACAGAAAGAGGATAAATAGTAAAAACAATCTTGTGTCAAAAAGTCGATGTCTGTATTAAATGTCTTAGATACTACGACAGTGAGTGGTTCAGGTACTGCTTACATC